GCTGCAGCTTCTCGAACAGCGGGTTGCCCTACTACGCCGTGGTGGGCGACCCGCTGTTCGAGAAGCTGCAGCAGATCATCGACACCCAGGCCACCGACGACCGCCTCAAGACCTGGGCCTACGAGGTGCACCTGTGGGAGGACGGCGCCTCCGAGGGCACCTTCGTGGCCTACCGCCAGCAGGTGTACGTGGTGCCCACGTCCTACGGCGGCGACACCACCGGCTACCAGATCCCCTTCGAGCTTCATTACGTGGGGGAGAAGGTGAAGGGGAACTTCACTCCTGCCTCTGGGTCCACTCCGGCAAGCTGGACGGAAATATAGGTTTATTTGGCGGGGGACCTGCTTCCGCCGCCAATACCTCCGGGGGCCTGCCGGCCCGTTCTCGCGGAATACTCTCCACTGGAGAGTTTTCCGGGCGCTCGAACCCCCCGATACCCCCGGTAAGCTGGCCTGACAGACAAAACATAGCATCCCAATTCCCCAGGATAGTCAGAGGAGGTTTCAACATGGCTTCCAATATGAAGAGCATCACCGCGAGCATCACCGTGGACGACGGCGCCCGGCGCGTCGCCATCGTCAATACCCAGGGCGATGAGATCGGCGCGTTTACCTTCCGCCCCACCGACATCGGCATCATCGAACGCTTCAATCGCATGGCCGCAGAGTTCGACGCCATCGTCGAACCGCTGGAAATTCTCGGCGAAAAGGAAGATAAGAAGAATGAGAACAAAGACCCGGCAGAAGGTCAGTCGGAGGGAGAGAATGCAGGCGGCCCGGAGGACGGGGTCATGGCGGCGGCGCTGAAGGAGGCGGAGCGCCGGCTGAACCTGGCGGTGAACGCGCTGTTCGGCAGCGACGACGCGGCGTCGGCCTTCTTCGGCCGGCTGAACCCCTTCAGCCCGGTGAACGGCGAGTTCTACTGCGCCCAGGTGCTGCGGCAGGTGGGGGCGTTCATCGGCGATCAGTTCGACGTCCAGACCCGGCTGCTGGCCCTGGGGGGCGGGGCGGACGGCCGCGGCGCGGGGCGTCGCCGGGGGCAGCGCAGGGCGGCCCATGAATGAGGTCCGGCTGTCGGCGCTGCTGGGCCCGGCCTGGCGGGAGCTGGCCCGGGACGTGCTGGCCCACGGCCACACCCACTACAGCCTCTCCGGCGGGCGCGGCAGCCTGAAGAGCTCCACGGTCAGCCTGCTGGTGCCGCTGCTGCTGGCCCGCAACCCCAGCTGTCACGCGCTGGTGCTGCGCAAGGTGGGCAACACGCTGCGGGACTCGGTCTACGCCCAGTACACCTGGGCGCTGGCGGCCCTGGGCATGGCGGACTACTGGACCGCCCGGCTCAGCCCTCTGGAGCTGATCTACAAGCCCACCGGCCAGCGCATACTCTTCCGGGGCGCGGACGACCCGATGAAGATCAAGTCCATCAAGGCCCCCTTCGGCTACATCGCCGTGACCCACTTCGAGGAGCTGGACCAGTTCGCCGGCCGGGCGGAGGTGCGCAACATCCTCCAGTCCACGATGCGCGGCGGGTCGACCTTCTGGAACTTCGAGAGCTACAACCCGCCCGCCACCCGGGACAGCTGGGTGAACCGGGACGCCCTGGACGAGCGCCCCGACCGGCTGCGGCACCACTCCACCTACCTGGACGTGCCCCGGGCCTGGCTGGGGGAGCCCTTCCTGGAGGAGGCGGAGCGCACCCGCCGCACCAACGAGCGGGCCTGGCGGCACGAGTACCTGGGCGAGGCCACCGGCACCGGCGGCGAGGTGTTCGACAACCTGGAGCTGCGCCCGATCCCGGAGGAGGAGCTCGCCGGCTTCGACCGGTTTTTGATGGGCATCGACTGGGGCTGGTACCCGGACCCCTTCCACTGGGTGAAGCTGCACTGGGACCCGGCGCGGCGCACGCTCTTCCTGGTGGACGAGTACCGGGCGGTGAAGCAGTCCAACGCCGAGACCTGGCGGGCGCTGCAGGAGGAGAAGGGCGTGGGGGAGCTCGACCTGATCACCGCCGACAGCGCCGAGCCCAAGAGCGTGCAGGACTTCCGCAGCTACGGAAGCCTGTGCCGCGGGGCGGTGAAGGGGCCGGACAGCCGGCGCTACTCCTTCAAGTGGCTGCAGTCGCTGGCGAAGATCGTGATCGACCCCGCCCGCTGCCCCCACGCCGCCCGGGAGTTTCGGGAGTACGGCTACGAGCGCACCCGGGAGGGGGAGCTGCTGAACAGCTTTCCCGACGGCGACGACCACGCCATCGACGCCGTGCGCTACGCCACCGAGCGGGTGTGGCGGCGGAGCGGACAGTAGGAGGGAGGCGCGAGCATGGGCGTGACCCGTCAGATTCGACAGACGCTGAAAAGGTGGTGGAGCAGGTTGATTTTCTATGATGACATCGCCCGGGCCGAGGAGGTCCGGCCGTCCCTGTCCCCGGAGATGGGGCGGGCGCTGGCGCTGTGGCGGGCGCTGTACCGGGACAGGGCCCCCTGGAAGCGGCCGGGGACGGTGCGCTCGCTGAACCTCGCCGCCGCCGCGGCCGGGGAGATCGCCCGGCAGGTGACCATGGAGCTGGACTGGGACATCCGTCCCGCCGGAGGGGACGGGGCCCGGGCGGACTTCCTGAAGGCCCAGTTCGCCGGCCTGACAAGGGCGCTTCGGCAGAAGCTGGAGGCGGGCTGCGCGGCGGGCGGCATGATCGTCAAGCCCTGGCCCGACCCCGCCACCGGCCGGATCTACTTTGACTTCGCCATGGACTGGAGCCTGTTCCCCATCGCCTTCGACGGGGAGGGCAACCTGGTGGACGTCATACTGCCCGACGAGTATCGGGACGGGGAGGTCATCTACACCCGGCTGGAGCGCCACCGCTTCGAGGCCGGGCAGGTGACGATCACCCAGCGGGCGTTCCGATCCACGAGGGAGGGCTGCCTGGGGCGGCCGGTGCCCCTGAACTCGGTGCCCCGCTGGGCGGCCCTGGCCCCGGAGGCGACGATCACCGGCGTGGACGGACCGCTGTTCGGCTGGTTCCGCGTGGCCGCCGCCAACAGCGTGGACGGGGGCTGCCCGATGGGGGCCTCGGTCTACGCCCGGGCGACGGAGGTGCTGGAGCAGGTGGACCTGCAGTACTCCCGGCTGCTGTGGGAGTTCGAGGGCGGCGAGCTGGCGGTGGACGTGGACCCCACGGCCCTGCTGCCCCGGCCAGGCGGCGGCGAGGCGCTGCCCCGGCTGAACCAGCGGCTGTTCCGGGCGGTGGACACCGGCGCGGAGGGCACCTATCAGGTGTTCGCCCCGGCCCTGCGGGACGCCAGCCTCATCAACGGCCTGAACCAGCTGCTGATGCGCTTCGAGGACCTGTGCGGCCTGTCCCGGGGCACCTTCTCCGACGCGGACCGGCAGGCGCGCACCGCCACCGAGCTGCGGCTGGCCCGCCAGCGCAGCTACGCCACCGTGGCCGACAACCAGCGGGCGCTGGAGCGGTGCCTGCGGGACGCGCTTCGGGCCATGGACCGCTACGCCACCCTCTACCACCTGGCCCCGGAGGGGGAGTGGGAGGCCGACTTCCGCTGGGACGACAGCGTGCTGGTGGACACCGGGGCCCAGCTGGAGGAGCGCCTGCGGCTGGTGGCGGCCGGGGCCCTGGGCGCCGACGAGCTGCGCGCCTGGTACCTGGGGGAGAGCGGGGAGCGGGCCCGCGCCGCCGTGGCCGCCCTGCGCGCCGGGGAGAGGGGGTCGGCGGGATGAGGCTCTGCGACGGGACCGTCACCCTCTACAACGCCCGGGTGGACGGGGCGCTGCGCCGGGAGGTGTACGCGCCCACGGTGCTGAGGGGGGTGTCCTGGCTGGTCCGGGACGCCGCCCGCCCCGGCGGCAGCGGCATGGAGGGCGCCCGGCGGCACCTGCTGCGCGTCCCCGCCGACGTGGACGCCGGCGGCAGCGCCTACGTCAGCCCCGGGGAGTATCGCCGCGCCGGGGACGCGGCCGGCCGGTGGACCCTCGCCCCCGGGGACGTGATCGTGGCCGGGGAGCCGTCCATCGACGACCCCACCCCCGCCCGCCTGCGGGCCCTGGGCGTGCCCTGCGCCCTGGTGACCGCCGTCACCGACAACCGCCGGGGCCTGGCCGCGGGCCGGCACTGGCGCGTCGAGGGGGAGTAGGGCAGATGCAGAGGACATTTCGGAAGGAGGAGGCTCGGCATGGGCAACGGGGAGAGCACCCTGGCCGCCGCGCTCAGGCGGTGGCTGATGGATTGTGAGAGCGTCCAAGGGACGGGCGCCTTCGACGTGGATTACCTGGGCGACGGGCCGGGCTGGGCGCTGCTGACGGCGCCGACGGCCCCGGGGTGGCGTCAGAACATACTGGGCCAGAGCCGGCCGGAGGCGGAGCAGGTCCAGGACTTCGTGCTCGCCCTGCGGGCCCACTGCGGCGCCGACGTGGCCGGGAACCTGGAGAGCCTGGCGGCCCTGGAGGGGGTGCTGGCCTGGGTGGCGCGGAGGAGCGCCGCCGGGGAGCTGCCCGCCTGGCCGGGGGGCGAGGTGACGGCGGTCGAGCCGAGGCGCTTCGGCGGGGCCGTGCAGCGGGGCGCGGGCTCGGCGGTGTACCGGCTGGGGCTGCGGGTGCGCTTTCGCCCGGGAGGCGGGGCGTGAGCGCCGGGGCGCTGGGCTTCGAGCTGCCCGCCGCGCTGGCGTTCGGCGGCCGAAGCTGGCCCATCCGCACCGACTTCCGGGACGTGCTGCGGGTGCTGGCGGCCTTTGAGGATCCGAACCTGTCCCCCAGGGAGAAGGCGCGGGCCTGCCTGCGGGGCATCTATCCCGACGCGGAGGACATCCCCCCGGGGCTTCTGCAGGCGGCCTACGACGCGGCGGTGGACTTCATCGACCACGGCGTCGGCGGCGGCCGGGGCCGGCGCGTGATGGACTGGGGGCAGGACGCCCCGCTGATCTTCCCGGCGGTGAACCGGGCCGCGGGCTTCGAGGTGCGCGCGACCGACTACCTGCACTGGTGGACCTTCCTGGGCTACTTTCTGGAGATCCGGGACAGCACCTACGCCACCGTGCTGGCCCTGCGGCAGAAGAAGTACGGCGGGCAGGGGCGGCTGGACAAGGGCGAGCAGCGCTTCTGGAGCGACAACCGGGCGCTGTGCGAGCTGAAGCCCCGGCGAAGCGACGCCGACCTGGCCGAGCGCGCCCGGCTGGAGGCGCTGCTGGGGGGCGGGACTTCTGACGAGGGATGAGGGAGGTTCTTCTTATGGAAGGGGGACACCTCTTTCGCCATTTGCTTCGCAAATGCCACCTCCCACGGGCCTACCGGCCCCATCTCGCTGAAAACTCTCCACTGGAGAGTTTTCCGGGCGCTCGATGCCCCTCAAGGAGAAGGCTTGGGGGAACGACGCGCTTTCCTTTCCTCCGCAACGAAAATGCTTCTCTCCCTCCCCTTCCTGACAACGACACCGAGGTGGTGAACACATGTCAAACAACGCCATAACCGTGGACTTTGGGCTGCCGGGGGGCGCGGACCTGACGGCGTTCCTTCGGGACGCGGGGGCCGTGCACGCGGCGCTGGAATCGATGAAGGCCTCGGCGCGGGCCCTTGGCGCGGGGCTGAGCCGGGCGGACCGGGGCCTTGTGCGGATGGAGGCCCGGGCCGAGGGCGTGGCGGCGGCGCTGATGCGCTCCAAGAACCTGGCGGACGGCCTGTCGAAGGGCATGAAGGACCTGTACCGCTGGAGCCGGGAGAACCGGCGGGCCTTTGCCGGGCAGCTGGACGGCCTGGCGGCGTCGGCCCGGTACCTGCGGGACAGCCTGGCGGCGATGGCCGCGCCGCTGATCCGGGCGCTGGCCCCGGCCGTCGACTTCGTGACCGACCGGCTGGCGGGGCTGTTCAACCTGATCAACCAGCTGCTGGCGCGGCTGTCCGGCGCGTCCACCTGGGTGGCGGCGAAGAAGGCCGCGACGGCCTGGGACGGCGTGACCGACGGCATCCAGGGGGCCACGGCGGCGCTGAAGCGCTACCTGGCGAGCTTCGACCAGCTGAACGTGCTGGGGGACGGCGCGGGGGACGCCGCCGGCGGGGGCGGCGGGGGCGACGGCGCGGCGGGCCTGTTCGAGGAGCGCCCCATCGAGAGCGGCCTGGCGGCCTTCGCCGACGCGCTGCGCGCCGCCCTCGAGGCGTCGGACTGGGCGTCGCTGGGCGCCCTCATCGGCGACAGGCTGAACCGTCTGGTGGCGTCGGTGGACTGGGCGGCCCTGGGGCAGAAGGTGGGATATTACGTCAACGCCCTGTTCTCCACCGCCTACTGGACGCTGGATACTGTGAACTTCGAGGCCATCGGCGAAAGCATTGCCGAATTCATGAACAACGCCCTGGCGGAGATCGACTTCACCACCGTGGGGGCCGCCGTGGCGGGGCTGTTCACGTCGCTGTTCGAGCTGATGGCTGGCTTCGCGGCGTCCTTCGACTGGGCGCAGCTGGCCGAAAAGCTGGCGGACGGGGTGAACGGCTTCGTCGCCACGCTGGACACAAGGCTGTCGGCCGTCGACTGGGCGGAGCTGGCCCTGCGGCTGACCGAGGGCCTGAACGCCTTCATCGCCCGCACGGACTGGGCCGCCCTGGGGTCGGCGCTGGGCGGGCGGATCAACGACCTGCTGGCCGTGGCCGGCGCCGCGGCGGCGACCTTCGACTGGGCCGGCGCGGGCGCGGCGCTGGCGGAGGGCGTCAACGGCCTGTTCCGCCGCGTGGACTGGGACGGGCTGGGCCTGTGGCTGAACGACACGCTGCTGGGCGTGCTGGACTTCGGCCTGGCCTTCTTCGAGGGCTTCGACGCTGCGGGCTTTGCCGACGGCGTGGGCCGGGCGCTGTCCCGGGTGGACTGGGACGGCGTGGCCCGGAAGCTGTGGGCGCTGTTGAAGGCGGCGCTGTCCAAGCTGGGCGAATTCGTGGGGGCGCTGCTGACGGGCGGCAGCGCGGACGTTTCGCTGAACCTGGAGCTGCTGCGCAAGGGCTGGAGCACCGTCGCCGCCTGGCTGGGCATCGACAATCCGCTATCCGCGCTGCTGGGCCTGGTCAAGGACGGCTGGACGACCCTGCCCGCCTTCGTGGGCACCGGCGGCAGCCCCCTGTCCGCGCGGGTCAACCTGGTGAAGAACAACTTCACGTCCCTGGGCGCGTTCGTGGGCACCGGCACGCCGCTGTCCGCCTGGCTGAGCCTGGTCAAGAGCGGCTGGAGCACCCTGGGCGGCTTCGTGGGCACGGCCAACGCGCTGACCGCGAAGGTGGGCCTGAAGAAGGACAACTGGACGACCCTGGACTTCTTCGTGGGCACGGTCAACACGATCACGGCGTGGCTGAACCTGGCGAAGAACAACTTCACGACCCTGGGCGGCTTCATCGGCACGGGCAACCCGGTCACGGCCGACGTGAAGCTGGAGAAGAGCGGCTGGAGCACGATCGCCGAGTTCGTGGGCACGTCCGTCAAGGTGTGGGCCACGCTGGACAAGGAGTACGATTATCAGACCTCCGGCTATCTGTTCGGCGAGTACATCACGGTGCTGGCCGCGCTGGCGAAGCAGAACAGCAAGCAGTCCTCGGCCAAGCTGTTCGGCACGTCCATCACGGTCACGGCCAGCCTGGTGGCCAGCGGGCTGACCGCGCTGAAGAACAGGCTGTCCAAGGGCGTGGAGAGCGCCATCAGCAAGGGCTACAACAACTTCCTGAACAAGCACAAGAACAACGCCCAGGGCGGCGCGATCACCCCGGGCGGGCGGCACATGGCCTTTGCCGGCGGCGGCGTGATCTCCGGCGGCGCGGCGCGGTACCTTGCGGGCGTGCCCCACTATGCCGGCGGCACGTCCCGGGCCCACGGCACGGTGTTCGTGGCCGGTGAGGCCGGCCCGGAGATCATGGGCCACATCAACGGCCGGACGGAGATTCTGAACAAGAGCCAGCTCGCCCAGGCCATCTACAGCGCCGTGGTGTCCGGCATGGGGGCCGCGGTGAACGCCCTGGGGAGCTACCTGGCGAACCGGATGGGCGAGTGCGCCAACGCCATCGTGGCGACGATCAGCCATGTGGGGAGCGTCGGCGGCCTGAACGGCCTGGCGTTCCACGCGCCGGTGATGGCCTCCGGCACGGTGCTGCCCTACGAGGTGGCGGCCCAGGTGGCGCGGACCGGTGAGGCCCTGCAGACCACCCTGGACGCCAACAACGAGGACCTGATCCAGACCATCATATCGGTGATCGGGGCGCAGACCACGGCCATCGTGGCGGCCCTGCGGGCGAACCCCCGGGAGGGGAGCGCCGCCGGGGGCCTGACCGCCGCCCAGGTCATCCGGGAAATCAACCGGCGCACGCAGATGTTCGGCGCGTCGCCGCTGCAGGGGGTGTGAGCAATGGCCAAGCCGGTACTGATCATCAACGGCCACGACTACGCGGCCTGGGTGGAGAGCCTGGAGCTCTCCCGCAACGACCTGGACGCCGAGGGCAGCGGCCGGGACGTGCAGACGGGCACGATGCACCGGACCCGCGTCGCCTCGAAGCTGAAGGCGGAGGTGAAGCTGCTGCGGCTGCAGCAGGCCACGATGCAGCAGCTGCTGGCGGACCTCTCCGGCGTGTTCTACAGCGCGACGGTCGTCGACCCGGCCACCGGGGCCCGGGCGACGAAGAGCTTCTACACCGCTACGGTGCCCTTCGGGGCCCAGCGGTTCAACAAAGAGACGGGCGCGCCGTACTACGACGGCGTGTCCTTCTCCATGACGGAGAGGTGAGGGCGGATGCAGGCGACAAGTCAGACCTGGCGGGACATGGCCGCCTCCCCGACGGCGCGGCTGCGCACGAGGGCGATCATCGGCGGCGCGACCTACACCGACATGGCCCCGCCGGTGGTGCGCCGGGCGCTGATGGGGGAGGACGCGATCAGCGTGGGCAACTGCGTGGCGGCGTCGGTGACGCTGGAGCTGGCCACCGAGAACAGCGCCGGGGAGAACATCCCCCGGTCCGCCGAGGTGAAGCTGGAGATGTGGTGGGAGGAGGCGGACGGAACCGTCAGCGAGGCGCTGCCCGTGGGCACGTTCTACGTGGCCCGCCGCCGCTACGCCACCCGGGCGGGGCGGATGGCGCTGGAGTGCTACGACGCGCTGCTGCGGGCCGAGGCCCCCATATCCGCGGCGGGCATCGCGGCCTGGCCGGCGGCGGAGGAGGACGTGGTGTCCGCCATCGCCGCGGCCCTGGGGGTGGAGGCGGACGACCGCAACCGCTACTTCAGCGCCTCCCGGACCATCGACGAGCCCGGGGCCGGGGCGACCCTGCGGGACGTGCTGTCCGGAATCGCCGCCGTGAACGGGGGCAACTGGGTCATCACCCCCGCCGGCCGGCTGCGGCTGAAGTGGATCTGCCACCAGGGGCCCACGGACTACGTGGAGTATCCCCCGGGGGACGACCGGTGCACCTCCGACCTGGTGCGGATGGACGGGGTCGTGGGCGCGGCGGACTACGACGTGATCCCCTTCGGCGAGGGCGGCGACCGCTTCCGGCTGACCGGCGTGCGCTGGCGGGACGGGGCGGGCGGCGAGACGCTCATCGGCAGCGCCGCCGGCGCGGTGGTGCCGATGGAGGCCGCCCTGGCGGACGAGGCCGCCGCCCGGCGGCTGTACCGGATGTGCTACGGCGACTACTGGTGGCCCTCCGCCTTCGAGGGCGCGATCTACGACCCCGCCGCCGAGCTGGGGGACTGGCTGGTGTTCTGGATCCACTTCGAGCGAAACGGCGTGCCGACCATGACCGAGGGCCACTGCATGCTCTGCGCGGAGACCGTCACCCTGGGGCCCGCGCCCCGGGCCGCCGTGACCATGCCGGAGCCCGGCGAGGCGGCGGACGAGTACCCCTACATCGGCGGCGTGGGCCGTCAGGCCATGGCCCTGGCCGAGCAGGGCCGGCGGCTGGAGGCGGCGGAGGCGGCGATCGGGGCGCTGGAGGCCCTGGGCGACCCGGTGGCGCTGGAGCACGGCGGCACCGGCGCGGACACCGCCCCGGGGGCGCTGGACAATTTGGGCATCAAGTACACCACCGTCACCGGCACGACCAACGCGAACGGCAACATCGCCCTGGGGCTGGATTCCCGGCGCTACAGCGTGATTTCGGTCAAGTCCACGGCCACAAACTACGTCGCGCTGCCCTATGCCAATACCGGCGGCGCTTATCTGTGGCAAGCGCACGTCCGGGACAACTACGTGGCGCATAGCGTCGTGGCGAACACGGCGGTCACGCTGCTGGTGACGTACATCGACTTCGGGGCCGGGGCGCTGGCCTGACGGCCCCAGGGAGGGAGAAGCGTGAATTACGATAAGTACATCCTGTCGACCGGCATCCACTACATCTCCAACAGCGGCCGGGACGAGCGGGGAAAGTATCACGGCGGCGCGGCGGGCGACCAATCCGGCCATGAGTGGGAGCTGAAGGCCTGGTACAGCCGGCCGTGGACGGTGGTGTTGAGGTATCCGGACATCAAAGTCGGGCTGAAGATCGCCCGGCTGGGCGTCGCGGCGGCGCTCAACGACAAAATCGGCTACGATCAGTACCAGCGCACGACCTACTGGAAGGCGCTGGAAAAGGCGGGGTACGACCCGAGCCGGATCGACGCGCCCTGCGAGGAGGACTGCACCGCCGGCGTGACCGCCAACTGCAAGGCCGCGGGCTGCCTGCTGGGCATCCCGTCCCTGCAAAACCTGCCGGTGGACACCTACAGCGGCAACATGAGGGCGCGGTTCGTGCAGGCGGGCTTCAAGGCGCTGACGGCGTCGAAATACCTGTCCGGCCCCGACTATCTGCTGCCGGGGGACATCCTGCTCTGCGAGAACCACCACGCGGCGACGAACGTCACTTACGGCAGGCGCGTCCGGCCCGCTGACACGCCCGCCGACGGGGCCGGCGGAACGGTGGTCATCACCGGCGGGACGGTCTACGTGCGCGCCGCGCCGGGCCTGTCCGCCCCGGCCCTGGGCGTGGCCGCGCAGGGTCAGGCGCTGCCCTACCGGGGCGTCACCCGCGCCGCCGACGGCCGGGACTGGCACGGCGTCGCCTTCCGGGGCCGGGAGGGCTGGGTGTCCTGCCGCTACAGCCGCCGGGAGGGGGTCGGGGCATGAGCGACGCCATCGCCGCCGCCCTGATCGGGCTGGCCGGGTCGGGGCTGGGGGCCTTCGGGGGCGTGGTGGCCTCCGCCAGCCTGACCCGCTACCGGCTGAAGCGGCTGGAGGAGAAGGTGGAGGCCCACAACCGCCTCGTGGAGCGCACCTACCGCCTGGAGGGGCGCATGACCGAGGCGGAGCACGACATCCGGGACATCAAGGGGAGGCATCGGAATGAGGAATCGCTTTAAGAGCTGGGCGCTGTGGCTGTCCGTGGCGGCCCTGGGGGTGTACGTGGTCAAGGCCGTCTGGGGGCTGGACGTGGGGGAGCAGGTGAACGGCTTCCTGGACGTGCTGCTGCCCGTGCTGGTGGCCTTCGGCATCGTGAACAACCCCACCGACGAGAGGCACCTGTGACCGCCGCCAAAAAGTTAAACATATGTTCGATGGCAATCCGGGCCGGGCTGTGCTATAATGAGGCCGTGAAAGCGACGGGCCCCGGCCCGGGAAATACAGGCTTGGAGGATACCAGGATGGCAGCGGAGAAGAAGTCGGAAAAGAAGCCCGCGACCCAGCGCTTTGGCGACGACCGCCAGAAGGCGCTGGAGGTGGCGCTGGGCAAGATCGAGAAGGACTTTGGCAAGGGCTCGGTGATGAAGCTGGGCAGCGCGGGCACGACCCAGGTGGAGGTCATTCCCACCGGCAGCCTGCAGCTGGACTTCGCGCTGGGCGTGGGCGGCCTGCCCAAGGGCCGCATCGTGGAGATCTACGGCCCGGAGTCCTCGGGCAAGACCACCGTGGCGCTGCACTGCGTGGCCCAGGCCCAGAAGGCCGGCGGCACCGCGGCGTTCATCGACGCCGAGCACGCGCTGGACCCGGTCTACGCCAGCAAGCTGGGCGTGGACATCAACGAGCTGTACGTCTCCCAGCCCGACAACGGCGAGCAGGCGCTGGACATCTGCGAGGCGCTGGTGCGCTCCGGGGCCATCGACATCGTCGTGGTGGACAGCGTGGCCGCGCTGGTGCCCAAGGCCGAGATCGAGGGC